TTGATCTCAGGATCAGCTGCGAACGCGTTCTGATACTGATACTTTGCAAGGTGGAGGACTAGCACAGGAATGGAGTCGGCCTTGATGTAGTCCTCCGCCTTGTCAAAGAAGGCACGGAAGAACTCGGTGGTATCCATGTCGGACTCTGCAACCCACTTACGCATCGCACTAAAGTTTCGGTCCTTCAGGTAGCTGATGAGTTTAGCAAGTGCATTGTCAGAGAAGTTCGACAGGATACCAGAGTCAATGTTTCCAGTAGCAGAGTACTGCTGGAGTTCATTGAGAACACGACGCCAGTCGGGGAAGTGCTTAGTCAGAACCTGAGCAACCACTGCCTTGTCGAATGGGACGTTCTCCTTCTCGAGAATGACAACCACACGCTTCATGAACTGAGCTGCGAGGGTTGCCATCTCTGCCTTAGAGATCTTGAAGTTGATGACCGAACACCGTGACTGCAACGGCTCGATGATACGATCCTTGAAGTTGCAGGTCAGGATGAAACCACAGTTGGCCGAGAACTCTTCCATGAAGTTACGGAGAGCCGGTTGGGTGGACTGGGCATTAAGATAGTCAGCCTCATCGAGGATAACATACTTACGTCCACCCGCCATTGAGATGGAGGATGCGAAACGAGAGATGTCGTTACGTAGGGTATCGATACCACCGTTCATAGAACCGTTGATAACGATATAGTCACAACCAAGTTCCTCACACATAGCCTTAGCAACCGTCGTCTTACCGACGCCAGCCGAACCAGACAGGATGAGGTTAGGGATATTCTTCTGATCCACGAACTGTTGGAACACAGTCTTCAGATGAGTAGGCAGGATAGTATCGGCAATAGTCTTAGGGCGATACTTCTCGACCCAGAGGAATTCTTCAAGCATAATATATCTCCATCATAATAAGGTACCGGTTACGAGTCCGGCGCTAGGTATATCGTTCTAGCCGTAACCCTAAGTGGGAAGTGACACGCTAACACTAGGTTAGAATTTTAGCCGTCGTACTTAGAGTTAGACTCGACAGCGATCCAGTATTCAACAGTCTCGCCCTTGAAGTGGCTTAGACCCTTAGACGAGATGGATACGTCATACTTGCCTGGAATCAACTTGATATTATCCGAACGGAAGACCATGCGGAAGGTTGCATCGGTCTCACCGACCTCAACGCTGAACGAGTCGTTGGTTGCACCCTTAGTATCCACAGCCTGCAGGAGGATACGACCTTCGATGCCGGTTACGGCAATGTCAGGAAGCTGTGAGACACTCAGTGCCTTCATGACACGGTTGAGTGCATCCTCAGTGAGCTGGAAACGAACCTCAGGATTAGGAAGTTCGATCTCCTTGTCAGGAGCAACCATGATCAGCGACGGATCACTGAAGGCATACTTGAACTTATTACCACCCTCTGCGATCTCGACATACGATTCCTTGAGTGTTAGTTCAGGCTCGTTGAAGAGCGAGACGGTGCCAAGGAAACGGCTGAGGTCATAGATGGCAAACGTCGAGTCAAATTCCTGTGTGAGGAATGCACGAGCAAGGACAGACTTAGTAGGCGAGATGGTGCGTACTTGGTTGCCCTGCTTGATCATGATGTTCTGATTGATCGACGAGAAGTTCTTGAGGATCTGTGTGGTGTTTGAATTAAGCTTCATAATATATCTCCATGTTAAAATGACTTATCCGCAGTCATTTACCAGTATAGCATGACTGCGGATAAGTGTACATCACTATTTTAGTCAATCTTAGTATTAGACATATGACACAGAGTCATATTTTCTGGTGTGACCCTATAGTCAAAGCAGTTAGATGCCCAACCATACCATACCTCACGGCCCTGATAGTCATGAATAATCACATGAGCATCCTGCTTTGCCTTCTTTGAAAGGAAAGCAGCTGTAGGACCACGACCAACACCATCGACAAGGAATACATCAGCCGTTTCGATGATTGACATGTCAGGACAGATATACTCATTCAGACCACAACCCATATCCTCTTCAGGACGTGCATAATAGTTGTTAGTAACCTCTGATGGAATGTAGAGGAATACGTGCCGATCGACGTTAGGATGATCCTTTACCAGATCACTAACCTTGTCGTACCACTGCTTATTATGCTCGATCGACACAAGATACTGATCTTCCTTAAGATGATCAAGGAAATAGATAGTTGAACCACCACATCCCCATTCAACGAGTGTTCCATCATCTGGAAGCAGACCATGAATATATGATGGTTCAGATTCGGTCATAAGGATATCAATCGGACCGTTATGTTCCGAATTGTATGTTAACGCCATGCTTACTTCCTCTTGTTGAGTTTATTAAGCTGAGAGGTGTCCTTCTTCTTTTCAAGAATCGGTTGACCACTACCCTTCTTCAATTGGTTAACATCAGCCGTTGCGGCTGCACCGATCTGAGCAAGATCGACTAACGAACCGCCGAACACATACATGCCAACATGTTGCAACTGAATCCATGGGCAGAACCATACCTTCATACCAGCATTACGTACCCACTGGCAGAACATGTAGTCTTCAGACAGATAACGTTCAGAGTACTCAGGACGGTCACGAGCAGTACCCTTAGCATCCTTGATGAACTCAATGAGTTCCTGGCTTGTTGCCTCTGGATTCTTCTCGATGAATGCCTGAAGTTCAGGTACCAGCTGTGCACGCTTTGCATCGATAGGCGTATCGAAGAAGGCCATGATGTAACGTGAACCATCAAAGTGCTCGGTGCGAACATGGTCAGGCTTATACAGCTGCTGAGGATACGCTTCCTGGAACTTCTCGAAGGTATTACGACGGATCATCATGAATCCGGTACCAGCTTCAAGAACCTCAACTGGTTCACCAAGAGGAATCTCAGCACGATCGCCAGCTGGATTGAATACGTAGTCACCTACATACTTTTCAAGTTGATTAGCATCCTCATCGGCAAATCCCTTGTCGACGGCCATCTTGATCTTTTCCCAGCTGATGCACTTCTTAGGATAAGGACCTGCGATGATGTCGTACTCGTCATCATCAGGATTCTCAGACTGCAGCGCCATCAACGCAATAACATCGTTGGCATTGAAGCCGATGTCAGAGTCGATGAACATCAGGTGAGTATCACCCGAACGCATAAACTCATCAGCGCAGTAGTTACGTGCACGAGTAATCAGCGACTCGTTAAACAGGAAGTAGAATCTTACCTGAATTCCATAGTGAGTGCAGAGAGCTGAAAGATCAGCAATCGAACGTGCAAACATACCAGCACATTGGCCACCATACATTGGTGCAGCAATGAAAAGCTTACGCTCGCGCAGCGTTTCAATAGGAACGTTAATTTCAATACCCATAATTAATCCTTGTTTTCAGTATCATGAACGTGGAGTTGCATAATTGCGTAGTGGATAACCTTCATAAGGTCCTTCCGCCACTCGGCGGGATCACCCTTACGGCCATACCGTTGGGTGTACTTCATCATATTCCCAATATTGAAACCGGTACCATGACCTGCGTCAATGATGAATTCAGTTGCCTGGAATTTATTTCGGGAATAATGCTGTTCGTAAGTAGCATCGACGTAAGACTGAATCTCTTTCAGAGTTTCGCCTTCATTGTATTTATAATCGATCAGGTACTTCACTGGCATGCCAGCAACAAAATTTTGTTTACTCATTATATAAAGAAGTCCTCAATAGTCGTGGGTTTATGTTCAGGCAAGCCGCTCCACTTACGACCTTGCCAATGCGGATATGAATTACGGGATAGATGGACAGACTTTGGCTTTTCCATGTGGTCGAAGTCAAGTTCATCCTTGACGTTCTTGAGGTAGTCAGTCCACTCAATGAAGTTGATACTACCTCGTGTACACAGCTTCTTCATCTCATCCTTGAAGATTAGGCGAACAGTCTCACGATGTTCCCATGCACCGTAGAACGGCGTGCCCTTATAGTAACCAGTCTTAGGAAGTGCACGAGACTCATTCTCGATAGGAAGCAACTCGTATGCAGATACCTTGGCAAGATCCAATTGAGACAGCGCTACATAGTATCTATTTGCAAGAGTACGAGTTGCCTCTTCTGGATCCGTTTGACGCATCAGATGGTGACGGACATCGATGTTGCCGAAGTAGAACTCTGCAATCTCGTGGTTGGGTTGGATAAAGGAATCCAGTCCTTCCTTGAGTGCACCGTGCAGTGTCTTGAAAGGAACCGAGTTGACATGCCAGCCAGGACGATACATGCAGATAGCATGGCTATCTCCTGCAACTACCTTGGATGTTCTAGTTATCTGCCTAAGAGTCGTGGCAGTATTCTCGATGCGCTTCAGGTTCCCCCAGTCAACCTTTGCCCAGTCAGGATGGATCTCACCCTTCATACGTGGCTCAAGCATCTCAGAGTATTTGGGATGATCGATCCATAGTGAGAAGACCGTGCCCTTGAACTGTGAGTAGCGGATCAGGTTATCGATGCCACCATAGTTCTTCATTCCACCGAATAGGTTAAGAGATCCACCCCAGTCATTGCCGTGGTAGACGTAGATCTCTTCGAAAGAATTGATATCTGGATGGATATTGCCGGTACGGTCTAGGTGAACATCGTATCCGGTCTCCTCCAGTTGGTTCGCATAGATCGCAGCCTGTGCAGCACGATGCGAATGGATGTTGGAGGAGACGTGAGTAAATGGTGAGGTTACAAGCGTTTTCATATTATTCACTATACATCAAGTGTGGCATAATGTACATCATTTTTTGGCCAGTCACGGTAACTATTTACGCGGTCATAGATCGTAGGATCGTTGAGGACCGGTTCGGCACCGACATTCCAGAACAGGATGTTGCGGCCGGTATTCTTGGGAATGTACTTCCATACCTTGCCGTCATATGTATCTATGCACGGAAACGGTGGCAGGTTCTCAGCCTTCTCACTCTGTTGGAATGCCATCGGTTCAGAGATAACATCAGCACGACCAAGTTCACCAGCTTTAAGGTTACGAGACACGGCGACCGAGTGGAACTTTGCATTAGGCCAAGCGATCTGCATAGCTCTCGAAAGAACACCGGTCGAGATAGCAACATAGACCTCATCAGGAGCAGGAATCTTCGATGCAGCCTTGACGATACCAGCCGTGACCAGTTCGTGCTTCAGACCAAGCGGAACGAAGAAAGCATCCTCCTGAGAGTCTGCCCATTCCTTGGCGATCTTGTTCAGGTTCGGCATCGCTGCGATACGATGGAATGAAGCATCTGCACCACGTTCGATGCAACATGCCTGGTGGTGTGAGATACGTTGAGCAGAAGGCATAAACAGTTTCACCTTCTTATCATAACGTTTGGCAACATCAAGGATAGAGACACCAGCAAGACCGGTACGTGGTTGCACATACACGATGGTCGACTGGTTGATCCTTGACATCAAACAGTCACCGCCACGAACCTTTGTTCCTGTGATGAGATCGTCGCGGACACAACGCACACCGTCATGTACGGTTACGACTGGATCTGGGTACGGATCAGTCCACGTGCCGGCAAGGTTCAGGTAATAGTCCTTGGCCTCTTCCCAACTACGATAACCAACATCCTGATTGTAACCATCGGTTACATGTTTATCATGACTCATGCCATATTCCTTACCATCTCTTTATACTGATCAACCGTTAGACCGGCCTTCTGGATTATATAGCCGTCCGAGGGATGCGACGTCATACCATTAAATGTATCAACTAAGCCCAGATCGAGCATAGCTCTTTGTCGGCCATATGGGTGGTCCTTGATCCTGCAAGAAGACCAGATGGAATCAAAACAGAGGTGATCATAGTCGGCTCCTGGCTTGACGTAGTTTTCCACCCATCGAATGAAGTCGCAGCATACGTCTTCGGCGTTATAAGGATAGGCCCCTGTATCAACATATATCTTCTCCATTACCTTGTCTAGGAATAGTTCCTGTTTCATTCTGTCTGTGTTGTTTGCTAGATACGAGATACACTCGACTGCGTTCGTACCATAGTAGAACGGACTATCAAGGTTGCAGTACTCTGGATACCAATCGGCGATGTCGGCAACGGTGGCAGCGTACTGGAACTTGTACTGACGGAGTCCGTTGGCAACATTCCATGCCAGCATCCACTCGCCGATCTCACGAAGATCTCTCTTGGT